TGGTTAAGAGCACCAAGTGCTTCTGGTGCGAGGGACTTGTTTACTGCGAGTGATTCCAAAGCCGATACTGGGTCAACGGCAGGAGCCTGACCTGGAACGGTTGATGGGTTAGAGAACGACTTGCTAAGTTCTCCAAGGTAGGAATCCATCGCCTTTGCTGACTTCTTGGCTGAATCAACATCGCCAAAGAGGTCAGTTGCGCGAGGCATTTGCGCCATCTTGTTTCCTTTCGTAAAGAGGGTTATTCGCCTTTAGCAGCCTTGATAGCAAAATCTTCTGCTAACTCGGCATAGCCTTTGGCAAGAATTGGGTCGGTTGTTACGGCAGCCTTCGCACGATACTGGTTAGCAAGAGTTTCCAACTCTGAGTTAGAACGCATTGCTTTTCCTGTGCGCTTAGGTCCACCTGATACTGCTTTAGCCTCTGCCGCTGCTAGTTCAGTTTCTAATGAGATAACCTTCTGCTCTACCGACTCTTTTTCGGATTTCAGAAGTGCGATTTCTTCTAGGACTGATTCTTTTGCACTCTTTACGGCTTTCTCAACTACGGCTTCAAGGTCGAAGTTGGGAAGGCTTACATCTGAGGATGGCTCAGAAGACTTAGGGGCTGAATCTGGGGTTACCATTTCAGCAGTTGTGACATCGGTGCGACCATGAGAGTCGGCTGGCACATGGCAACCGCACTCAAGGCACTTGTCTGTTGTTTCGGCTTCGGCTGACTTAGCACCCATGCACTTAGAGCATGGAGAGTTGTCGCAACCGCCTTGAGCAGCGCAAGAAGCGCAACCTTCGCAATCGCAATCGTCACCCTTAACTGTCTCTGGTTCAGCAGCAAGACCAAGTGCGTCATTTACCGCGTCAGCAATAGCGTCAGTTGGCATCATGCCAGCAACTTCGCCTTCCATGACTTCGCCCTTATAGAAGCGAAATAAGTGCTTGAGAGCGTCAAGCAAAGTTTCGATGTCATCGCGCTCGTCAGAACCTTCAGTCGCCATTTCTTGCGCTTCAGTTGAGATGAGAGTTGCGATAGCCGATACTGCTTGGTTGTAAGCAGCCTCATCATATTTAGACAAGTCGCCAGCGAGCGCCTTAATAGTTGCAGCAACGCTTGTCTTTTCTTGCTCAATCATTTCTTCCACTTGCACAACCTCTCCCCCATCTGACTTTGCCAGCATGAGTTTTGCGTTAGGGTTGGCAGGACGGTCTACCAACGATACTTCTACGATTTGACCGTCAATAATGCGACCGTTAGCAGCCTTGTTGTCACGGACAACGCGAGGTGCGCGGATACCGATAGAGAAGCCTTTGAGAACGCCTGCTTCTACCTTCTTGACTGATGTCGGGTCAACGACCAAAGCGGAGATGTAGTGACCGTCTGCTTTGGAATCCAATTCTTTTGCAACACCAGCAGCGATATTTGAGTGCTGCTCACGGATATTGCCGCCAGTCTTAAACCATTCTGGCATAGCCTTTTCTAACCAACCAGCGTCACAAATTTGGTTGTCGGAGTCAATAGAGTCATCTGTTGCCTTGCCATAGACAAGCATTGTGCCGTCATCTTGCTTTTCCTGCTTAATAATTGCAGCATACGAAGTTGTGAAATCCATTGTTTCTCCTTAGACCGAAGCGGTAACTATTACTAAACCTGCACCCGTACCTGCTGCTGAAACTGCATAAATCTGGTCACCAGCATTAAGCCAAAGTTGACGGCTTCCGCCAGAGGCAATCTTAATGCCTTGAGTTGCACCAGAAGTTGTAATACCAGCGTCACCAATCCAGATAGGTGCGGTGTCGAGGTTGTCTACATAAACAGGAACATTTTGTCGGTTGCCTGTGGGTACGGAGTAAACGACTTGACCCGTAGTGCCTACGGTGTTATTAGTATGAACTAAAGGCATTTTTATTCTCCTACTTTTATGTACCAGACAGGGGCGTTATCATATCCTAGCAGCCACATAGCAAAGAGTCGGTGGTGTCCGTCAATAATAACCGCCTGACCATCTATCTCTGCCACCAAAGCAAATGACCTGTAACGGGTAATGGCTTCACCCATGCTCTCAATATGCTCTTTCACATTCTTGCGGTTGCAGTAGGTATTAGTCGCCTTTAGGTCTTGGAAATGGACAAGAGCAATTTCTGCCTTATCCCAAGCGTTGGGGTCAATAGTGGGTTTCGGGACATTCTGCCAAGGTGACTCAACGTGCTTCTCTGTTTCACCACTCTGGTCGTCTTGGGGTGTCGGGTTGGGCAGGATTTCTAGGCGCGAGAAGGCGCGAGCCATTTCCAAAGGTCCAGGAACGCCCATCTTATTGAGAATGGAAGTAACTGACTTCTTAACTGGCGGAACATAATCAACTACTATGCTTGCTGAATCCATTAAAAATCTACTGCTCATTTTTTAATCACCAACACTCTCATTCTTTTTCCGTCATTAGATAGCACTTGGAAACGGGTTCCGCGTGGGAGTAACCATTCTCTTTCACCGCCACCAGCCTCAAGGTTTTGAAGCGGTTGCATTAGTCCATCAAGCATAATGCCTTTTGTACCTTTAGGATTAACTACTTCTACCACCATACTGCCTTCTCTCTGTGTTTCTACTCCATCTATAACACTACTGCCACTAAACCATAAAGTGTTAGATTCAGTAAGAGCAGTAGAACTGAAGCCTTCATCATGCCAAATAGTTCCAGGAGTCATCTCTCTTAGATTTAATCTATTTACTGTACCTCTTGGTATGCCTCTATAAGTAACGACATCCTCTGGCAAAGCAGGTGCTTTTTCCATAGCGCTATCTATAAACTTAGTACGCTCACGGGCTAGTGCTTTATCTTCTCTAACTTCATCTGGCGGTTTTATTCCTGCGTCATAATTGCCACGCAAAACTTGGTTGATAGAGATATAACCGTCACCTTTATATTTTCTAAGTGCTTCTATCTCATCTTTTGTTAGCACAGTATTGCCTTCCTCTTTATTAAAGCCTTTCTGGGCTTGGTAAAGTTGCAAATCAGTTAAATCTTTGACATTTGTTACTGGCTTTAGGTCACCATACTTGTCTAAAGCAACTGCCACATCGTAAGAAGTTGGCAAGTTGGCAGCAGCACCAGAGTCACCGCTATCCCCACCATCATCTATTGGGGTAAAGGAAGCGTCTAGCGCGTCACCACCGCCTGTATTTTGAGTGTCTACGACATAAGGGGCAAGGTCGCACATACAGTTTGGGTGAGCAGGTGGCTCAGAATCTCCGCTTGGGAAAGTAGCGTCAATCGGTATCGGACCCGCGTCTCTATTCTGCTGGCAATCCTCGCAACCTTCTGCCACTAACCATTCCACATACTCAACACCAAACGACTCATACATATCGCGGCTGGCAACGCAGGTAGCGCGGGCTGACTCGGTGACGGCAATCATATTGGCGCGAGCGGGGTCGGTAATGACATCTGAGATAAGCGAGGCAGTATCTTCTTTAGATAACCCTTGGTTGAGCGCGTCAGCCAACTTAGTGCCAAGACGGTCGTAGGAAGTCTGGTCAATAGAAGAAATAGTTGTCATGCGCGAATCTAAGATACTTTGTAATCCGCTTGGTGGGCTAAGGAGTGCGGCAGCAGCAGCGTTGCCAGCCTCCCATTCTTTCCAGTCAATTGCCATCGCCTGAGCAATATCTTTCGGGTTAGGCGCGTCTGCTTTCTTAAAACCAACAGCATAACCATATTGAGCAAGCGCGTTCTTTTCGCCTAATACCCACGCGTCAGCATAGAGAAAGCGCAAGGCGTTAAGGAGTGGCTTATGGTCGGGGCGAATATGAGTGCGCGCCCATGAGCGGGTTTCTGTCGGGGTTGTCTGACCGCCAGCAGGATGAGTCTCAAAGAAGTCAGAAGTTATCTTTTGGGCGTCATACATCTGCCCCATAGCCTTACGGATATTGTCAGCGTGTTTTGCTGCCAACCGAATACGCGCTGCCTCAACGGGGCGCAAGTTAGAGTCCTAGATAGCGTTCTGCATACCAGCGAGCGCCGTCAAGGTCGCCAGTCAATACAAACTTATTTAAGACATCTCCATACGAGGCTTCTAAATGCTCAAAGTTAAACGGACGCACTCGGCTCTTACGCGCCCACTTTAAGAAAGATTTTACTTCTTCTTCTTGCGGGTTTTGACTTTTTTGGCTGCCTTGTGCGCTGCCGCTTTCTTGAGGCTTTTGGCTCGCAGGCTGACTCGTTTGGCTACCACTAGGTTCTCCTTCTGGGCTAGTTGCGGCAGGATTGACAGGGACAATTCCTTCGGGTGAAAGGAAGAAAGCGCTAGTGCCAGCAATAACCATTGGCATATCGGCTTCGGGTGTCTCAATAAGAGGCAAGCCTTCGGTAGCGCGAGCCTCGTTGATAGTGAGTTGCCCGTTCTTAAGTTTAGTGTCCATGACTTTTGCATTTTCTTCTGTATTCTCACGGGCGCTCGGCATTAACTTAAACTCAAGTTCGCGTGGCATACCGAGGAAGTTGTAGGACAGGCTGGTAAGCATACGGCTAACCCAATCTGCCATCGGTACCAAACCAATAACTTCGGATGACTCGGCTTGACCTTGCTGGTGTCCTGCTCCGCCCAATCCGCCTTTAGGTGCAAAGCCAATTTCAGAAGGCTGAACGCCAAAGTGACCACAAATAGAGTTAACGAGATACTCGTCTAGCGTGTCCTTAAAACGCTCGCCATAACCCTCAAACTGGACAGGCTTAAATCCTTGCGGCAATACGCGAGCGCGCATACGCTGCTCTGTCTGACCTGAGAGGTCATCATTAAAGATATTTTCATAGGCGCGAAGTAAATCTGGATTACCACCAAAGTCAGCGTCAGTCTCAAACATAATCTGAGGCAAGACACCATCGGTATATTCCTTACGCAACCATTGCTGACGGCGGACATAAATATCAGCAAGTGCTAATGCTCGCTCAACTGGTGAGTAACCGTAAACAGTCATCGCTCTACGGTTCTTGATAAAGTAAGCAAGTTGGTCAGCAGTAAACTCACCATCAGCATCGCTTGACTCATCTGGTGCCTCAAACTCAACGCGTGGGAAACCATAAAGGATTTGCTGGTAGGCGGGTTGCGGTGCCATCGGGCGCATACCTCTGTCGTCAATAAGTGGCTTGATAGTTGAACCGTCAAGAATCTGTAATCCCATTAACTTGCCGCCGACATTTTGCTGAGGCCATACTGCCCATGCGTCAAGAACCAAGATTTCTTCCAGCGCCATAGCAAGCCAGTCAGTAAAGTTAAGACCATTAGAAGGGTCTGGCATTTCCCAGAACTGCTTAAGACGGTTAATCTCTGGCGCGAATTGCTCTTTGGCAATAGACATAGCGCGAATCTGAGAGACACCAGTATCGGCAATTACTTTTTCTGTTGCGTCCTCGCCTAGGACAATATCCCATTCCAAGCCAGTAACTTTTGCCTTCATAACTTCGATACAACGGCGCAAGATGTCAATTTGGTCAGCAGCAGCGCGCAAAGTCTTAAATGGAACGAGACGAGTTTCAGAAACATTTATATTCTGAGCAACGAGAAATTCATAGCGGCGTGGGTCAGGACGACCATCTTCGCGTACTGGGTTAATAGCGCCTGGAATAAGTGGCAAACCTGGCGAGAATGGAACACCAGCAAGGCGAGGGTCGCGTGGCAAAGCGGTTGTCGTGCCATAACCGTATTGAGTATTGCCGATACCAGCATTACGCATTTGCGCTTCCGTCATAACAACAGAACCAGCAGGTGCTTTCTCAATCTGTGCTGCTATTGCTTTGGCAAATCTATCTAACAGACCCATTCATGCCCTTTCATGCTGCCATCGTAGTGCCGCAACGCGGACATACTGTGGAACTTTTAGGTGCTGGCATTTTACACTTCGGGCAGAAGTTGGCTAACGCCGCAAGGCTCATCATAGCCGAACCAGAACTTGATAATTCCGTAAGCGCCCATACTAACGCATCCATGCGGTCAGGGGAACTATCGCTCTCTGGTGTCCAAGTCACCATCTGGTCTTCTAACTCATCAAACCCGCCGACATGGTGGACTCTGCCCTGCTCATAAAGTGCCGAAATAGGCTCTGCTCTAACTTTCTTTCCGCGAGTAGCAGTTACTTTTTTATATCCAACGGCATTATCTACTTGGCGCAATAGCAAACCAATCATGTCTCCACCGTTATTAGCCTCACCAAGCACTCGGTCTGCTTTGTATTCATGGTAGGCGTCTACTGCTTTTCTTGCCCAAGTATCGGGAGAAGCGCGCAAACTTCTATCTGCCAAGACATAGAAATTGCTATCAGCAGTTACCCCAGCAACCACAATTCCCGTCTCATCTGATTCCTCGCCGCTAGTAACGGCAGGGTCAATAGCAACGACAACTCTGACTAAAGGCGGTAAGTCATCTAAAGTAATACGCGCGTCATCTATCATCTTGCGCGTCCATAATGCGCCTTCTATGTCGTCTAGTAACTCACCATAAAGTTCTTGCCGACCCATGCGCGTACCTGCATAGCGACTTTGTAGTTCTAGCAAGGCTGCTTGGGATAAGTTGGCTTCATTCTCAAAGGTAGAACCAGAAGTAATAAAGACAGAACCATCTTTGCGGCTTGTCCAATCGCGGAGTAAGCGTATGGGTTTAGGCGTAGTAGTAACTATGGCGCGAGGCTTGTCTCCAATACGCAAGGCAAGAGCAATACCTTCTGTCCATGTCTCATACGGATACTTCCACTTAGCAACCTCATCCGCCCAGACACCAGCAAGGTTAAATCCGCGACCAGCGTCAGGGTTATCCGCACCGAACATATGAATACGCTGACCTGACATAAAGTTAATCTGCCAACTGCTTCGGTTATAGATGAAATCTTGACCTTCGACCATTCCTAAACGGCGCATGACGCGCAGGATTCCGCTAGGTCCTTCCACGCATACTGTCCGACAGTCACCAAAGGTTTCCGCGATAATTGCCCATTCAGTCGGCGCACCGTCTGGTGCTTTAGGATGAGTAAGAATCTGCTGAATAAGCCATTCTGAGCCAGTACGCGTCTTACCCCAACCACGCCCCGACAGGATAAGCCAGACATTCCAATCGCCTTCTGGTTGCTGCTGCTCAGGTCGTCCAATAAACCACCAAGGCTGCTTGGCAAGGTCACCAACTACTGGTTCTGGAAGTGACTTAACCCATGCTTCGCGCTCGTCTGGGGATAAGCCAGCAATCTGGTCATAAAGAGATAGAGCCACTTGTGCGCTTCCAATGAATGAGCGACTTGACATAGACAGTTGAGTAGGCGATAGAGGCAAAGATGAAACCGTACTGGTGGCTGGTTACGGCATAGACGCACCATAGGCATTCATTAAAGAGCAGAAAAATCCAGCCTAGAAGATTCTTTTGCCCTACAAAGAAAATGCCAGTAACGCCTACTACCGCCAATATCCATGACCACATTACCGTCTCGCCTTCTGTAGACTGCCAAAAGTCTCTGCGCCTTGCTTTTTCTTTAAGTGCTTTATGTTATTGGCAACGATACCGACTTTATTGGAAGGCATGAGCGCGGCGAGAATGTCGGAATCCTCTTGGTCGGTATATCCCGCCTCTACTAACGCGTCCATGCTAGGAAAGACTTCTGCGTGTCTATCTATCTCTAAATCTAGTAAATGGTCTTGCTTGCCGCCGAGGGAATAGATGAGGACGAAGTTAGGCGGAAGGTCATACCGCTTAGTCATCTCGACTTCTTTGGTGTAGGCATAGAAAAAGACATAAGGAATAGATTTGGCAATATCCAGCCACGCCTCAAAGTATTCTGCTGAGAAGAAGTCACCCGAGTCATGGATACGGACGGCTTTACCGCCATGGTTAGCCCATTGGCTCACCCAAGGGTTAAGAGACGCGTGGTCAAGCAAATCCCAGAATGGCACTTTATGTCCCGTTGGGCGAAAACGGTTCTTGACCAGTTCCTCGATAATAAGACGCTTCCAGTTGTCTATGCCTTCTAGGATAAGTTCTAGATTCTGTCTATGGGCTTTCTTAACATTAGAAAAGTTATAGGTGCCTGAGCGGGCGTAGCAAAGTTGAGCGCAAGCGCCAGCATTAGGGCAGACGAGAAAGTTAGTACCGTCTGGTAGTTGGGTGGCTAGGGCAGGGAGTGTCCATGTCCAGATACCATCCACCGCAAGTTCTCGGTTACCGTTAGTCAGCAGATTCTTCATTACGCCTTCTTAGAAACTCCAGCACCGCTTCCCGAGCATCTATTTCGATAGGCGCACCATTAGCCCCAGTAATCTCCTGACGCAATTTATCGTTCCTGCCCCACCTGTCTCCATACTTGCGCTCCAAGAACCATGCTGCTGCTTGCCAAGTGCCAGCGTCAGCCGCCTGACGGATACGCGCCACATTTGCTGCCTCGGCTATGGCTGCTGACCGCATGATTTCATCGGAAAAATCGGAGAAAATGGTTGTCTTGCCAGCCTCTTTATCTTTTTTGCCTCGGTTAAGCCACTCATAGTAGGTATCTGAGTTAATACCAGCAGCCTCACATGCTACTTTGGCATAGTTTCCAGCCCTAATAATGTCTAAGATAGTTTTTTGTATCTCAGGCGTTAGTTTGGTCTTGCGCCCTCTAGCCATTTATTTGACCAGAGCAAGGAATTCGGCGCGAACCTCTGCTTTACGGAATTCCCCAGTCAAAGAGGAAGTCACCATCTTTGCGCCAGCCTTACGGACACCGCGACATCCCATGCAGGAATGGTGAGCGGTAATGAGAGCGGCAGAACCTTGGGTGTCTAGATACTTGTCTAGGGCAGTTGTAATCTGAGTTGTGAGACGCTCCTGCACTTGGAGACGGCGAGAATAGGCGTCTAGGAGTCTACCTATCTTAGAAAGACCAACGACTCTATCCTTCGGTATATAGGCAACAGAAGCCGTACCCGTGAATGGCAAAAGGTGATGCTCGCAGACGCTAACAAAATCTAGGTCTTTGACCACAACCATCTCGTCTACATTTCCAACATCAAAAGTAACACCTAAAATCTTATCTATATCGGCGCGGTAGCCCTCAGTCATCTCCCGATAGGCTTTAGTGACCCGCTTAGGGGTATCTTGCAAGCCTTCGCGCTCATGGTCTTCTCCGACATGACGAAGCAACCAACGGATGCCTTCCTCTGCCATTCCAGCCATAACTTCTAGTTCTTGCTCGTTCATACGCCCCTCTTTAAGTCCCAAATAAGAGTGTGGAGGCGAGTGGTGAGATTCCATCGGCGCTCTATGACTTTATCTGCGATTTCTTGTAGTGTGGTTAATTGCTTTTCGCGGGTTGCGCCTTCTGGCATGACCCAGATAGTTTCATGAATTAAATCGTGTTCCCTGACCAACTTAGCAATCTCGTCTAAATCTTCTTCTTTCTCAGCAACGAACTTAAAGATAGCAGCGCCATGAATAGATAGTTTGCGAAATGCCTCTAAGGCTTCGCGGTTAAGTCGCTTGCTAACTGAGTCGCCTGAATGAGCAAGTTTTGGTGAGACGGTGAAATGCTCAACGCCCGCCAAAGTTGCCGAATTAGGGATGATGGTTCCGTTGGTTTCGATATGGACACCAATACCAGCGTCATCTAAAGCAACCAGCAGGTTTTCCCAACCAAGTTGTCTTTGCTGGATAAGTGGCTCACCGCCCGAGATAATGACTTTTTCTACATCTATAGCAATTACTTGGTTTACGATGTCCTCAATAGTTGTCCGAGTCATTTCATTCCGCAAGTCAAAGCGAGAGGCGTCCCATGTATACGGGGTGTCGCACCATGAGCAGGATAAGTTACAACCGCCCAAGCGGATAAATGCGACCAACTGCCCCGCATACGCGCCTTCGCCTTGAATCGTGGGTCCGAAAATCTCGGAGACAACTAATGAACTCATGGACGAAACTCAGCCCAACTTGTATCTGTCTCGCGCACGCGTACTGCGCTAATCTGAGGAAATTGGTTAATAAAAGTGCTATGGATAATGACAGCCATAACTTCGGCAGTTGGGTTGTTTTTAACCATTAGGACATCGTTGAGGTGTTGGTGGTCCCAATTCTCATCTATGAATTGCTTAATAGGCTTTAACTCACCAAAATCAACTACGAAACCATGCTCGTCAAGTGTGTCCGACTGCAACTCAACTTCAATAACATAATTATGTCCATGAAGGCGACCGCATTGGTGACCCTCTGGTAGCCCGTTAAGAATATGGCTTGCGCTGAACTTAAATTCTTTCCAGATACGATATGACATTACTTCTCCAAAGGATTGTCGTAGTGGGGAGTAGAACCATAAA